CTCTGTTGGCCATGGTGGGCTTTACGTTATCATTATAATCGCTCTTGGGGTCACCACGGAGCATTGATAGACGCTTTCTGCTGTTCCAATCGGCTGAAGAAGTCTTTGACCAATCGGTTGACTTCTTTACAGCGCCGGGGCCACTGGGGATCTTGCCTTCCATCTACTTGGTTCCTTTGCTCTGTCCCTCGACTTGATAAAGTCTTCGGACCATTTTCTTGGCATTCTCAATGGAGGAAGCCTTGGCGTGCTTCTTCCATTTACCGCCTACTTTCTTTTGTACCACATTTCCTACATTACGCCAAGGCATCTATGTTACTCTACTGGTACGTCGCCGTAAGGGGTGCCATTTGATCGTAGGTCTGCGGATAACGTTTCAGTTTTATCATCTGAGTACCATGTTTGCAAAAGTGTGCCGTCTGCTTTGTAGATGTTATAAATTGTTCCTGTTCGGTTCCCATCTTCCATTCTTCCTAAGGTTTCGATCCTGTCTGCTTGGTCTTGTTCCGGTGCAACCATGTTATATGCGAGAAGTCGTCTCTTTAGTAGACCTCGTGGGAATGTTTTCGTACCGTCGTCTAATGTCATGAGGAAATTTTCTGTCTGTGTCAAATTGATGAGATCCTCTTGTACTTCCGTACCATAGTCTTCAGTCCCGACTTTTTCTGACGCATCCAAAAATGTTTTTACGTCGTTCCATTCCATTGTGCCCGTTCCACCATTGTACATAAGATCCAGCATCGCTGAACGAGCCTCTGGACTATATGATTCGAACTTACCATCACCATGTTTGTTATTGAAAACTTCGGAGCCTTGATCATAAAACTGACGGGCAACAGCCGCTGCAAAAGCCTGCTGATCATCACCGAAGTCTGCTAACGCTAGTCCATTTTTAGTGGCACCGGAGATATCAGATTGAGTCCAATCAATGTTGCCTTTGGCATCCGTGACAATAGTAACACTGCCCTTATCAGGAACAACACCGTAACCTAGAGTGAATATCCCTTTATCATCGAAATGAGGCTTGAAACCTTCTCGTCCACCTACTTCTGCTGTGAACATATTTACTGCCAATATTCCGGGCCGATTGTCGCCTCTATCAGGAGCATATTGAGGAGATCCAGTCTGTATTACATCACTTAATGTTTCTGTGAACGTCGTAGGTGTAGGTTCTGCTACTTCTGTCGGACTCTGGGATGCCGTGGGCTTTACTTCTGGTAGACTCTGCATAGCCTCGAACATGCTTGCGTCGGTGGGAGACAGGGGCTCTACTTCTGGTACTTTTAACCCTGATACATTAATATCCGGGGTTTCAGAGAACTGTGATNTCTTAGTGTTCTGAATATCTTCGTACATACTCATGTTGTTTCGATATGCTGCTGCTTCTGCCATGNCACGGGCTTCGTCGGGGTAAATATCAGAGCCAGTACCTAGCTGTTCAGGATCGTAGCTATTGATCAAGGCAATGACATCGTCAAAGTTTACCTTGCCTCCGGGTTCATACCCTTTGATTTCTGCGGCTCCGCCGTCGGCAAATCCTTTGGTCTCTGCTTTGTTAATGTCTCGCATCTTGCCGAGTCCTTCCAAGAGGAATTTCTGGAGCATGATGTCCTTTTTGTTCTCGGCTTCCTTGTTTCGGATTGTGTTGACACCGATGTCTTTTGCTGCGTCGATGTCCTGACCACGGCGGCGGATGTCGAGTTCCTGTTTCTTCAGGGAGAGGTCGGCCATCTCTTTGGCGTTGTCCTGATCTAAGCTCTTTTCCTTTAGCTCAAGACTTCTGGACTCTAGGGCTAATTGCTGCTGTTCCAGACTCTGGTACTGACCGAGCTGCTGGTTAGCATTCAGGATCTGTTGTGCGGCCTCGGCCATGATCTCGGGCATGACATCTGGGTTTTGCTGGGCGGCACCGGCTTCATTCATCAGACCACTCATGGTCTCCTGATACTGCATCATCATGTGATCCCTGATGGCGGCTTGTAGGATCGGACCGATGCTTTGAAGAATCTTGTTCTGGCCGAGGCTGGGGTCTTGCATGAATGCTGTGAAGACTTGGATGTATGCCTGATGATCCTGACCGGGGAAGGCAGAGATCGGGAGACCCTTTGATGCCGCCAGAATATCAGAGACAGGATCTTGTTCCTGAGGTTGCTTTTCGGCGGATAGGAAACGTGATGGTTCCCGTACACCGGCGGCTGTGAGCAAGGACCTGTGTACTTCTCGCATGTCATAGGTGCCGGGGGCTGACTGTGCTGAAATCTGGAGAAGTAGCTGGGCCTGTGCCAGACGATGAGCCTGTGAGGGAATGTTAGGGTCAGAGACCGGGATGATATCGACACGTCCGTCGAAGTCAGCACGGGTGACAGGGAGTTCACGGCCCGGAATAGGGATCATCATCTGCTCATCTGGGAGGAACTCGTAGTTTAACCGGGCCAGAATTCTTAGTTCGTCTTTCTGACTCTTGTGTAGGCGCTTGTGAATGGCCGAGAAGAGCTTTGCTGAAGCCTCGATCAGGGCCAAGGTCGTTCCCACGGGGCCGTAGTTCGATGCGTCAGATACCACAGCGTCCGTGGAGTCTGCGAATTTTTGACCGGCTTGCGTGATAAAGCCAAGAAGCTGGAACAGGGTCTGGGAAGGCTCCTTGTATGGGAGTGGGACAATGGCCTTGTTCAGGTCCATGCCCGTTGCTTCGACTTCCTTGAATTCGCCGGGGGCGATGGGGTCATCACCGCCGACAATCCTGATGCCACGGGCCTTGAAGCCGCCGGGGAGATTGGCGAACTGGCCAGCATCTAGGAGGGAACGCATTGCCAGAGTGGCAGACATGGTCATGTTCCCGAGGAAATGGATCAGGCCGAGACCGTAGAAGCCGAAGCCGGGGACGTATTTGTAGTGAGTGAAGTACATCTTCTTCTCACGGGTGGGATCGTTTTCGTTCCAGTTGCGTCGGATGCCGAGGACCTGACCAGAGTCTTTCTCGATGGTGACAATATAAGGTGATGGGAATTCGTCATCGTCGAGTTCGAGGTACAGGTGCTGTTCTAGCAGGGTGTACTGCTTGTCGTGCTCGGCGTTGAATTCGATGCCCATGATTGAGTTGATTGTCTGGCTCATGGTCGATGGCTGGAAGTTTCCGGGCTCTGAGAGATCGATGTCACGATACATCCCGGACATGATCTGCTTCTGGAGTTCGTGAGGGGTCATGTAAATGACGTGGGTGTATCGGTCAGCCCGACGTAGGTCCGTGGCGTTGTATGAGACATAGAACTGGTCAACGGGGACGAACTCGGAGACAGGGCGTTCCGATGCTGGGTCGTAGTAGATTTTCTTGAATGCCGAGCCTACAAGTGGGAGATGGAAAAGCATACGCTCGAATTCGTCAAAGTATTCGGGCATTACTTCGGTGAGCTGGAAGTTCATGAATGACTGGACACGTTCGGACTGGTCTTCTTTTTGAGCATTGGATGTGCCGATGATCTGGGCTTTTACAGGACCCTGTGGGGGGAAGAGTTCCTCGGAAGCCTTTGACTGGAACTTGACGGCGCTCTCGATCAGTAGGGGATGTACGGCTGTGCAGGCACCCTCGAAAGGCTCTGAGGTTGTGTTTAGTTTGAGACCAAGGAGTTCGAAGCCTTTCTCGAACATGCTTTCCCATTCAGCCCGGGATTCTTTGTCTGACGTGTAAGAGTCCATGACAATGCTTCCGATTCTTTCGATCTCGGATTCATCAAGGTATTCTTCAGCGAGATTGTCTGAGAAAAAAATCTCGGGGGCTGGCTCAAAAGGAATAGCGTCTAGATCCATTTCGTCTGGGAGAATAAAATCTAGGATGTTAATGTTGTCGTTAGGGAGTGCCATGGGTGTCCTTGGGTTTCTAAGCAGCTACTGAATTCCAGTAGGTCTTACCCCGAGGTTGTCCCGGGGGTTCGTCCTCCTGATTATAGGACGAATCGAAGGGATGCTCAAGTCTCCATGATTCTCGCATGTAGTGGATTGCCATGGTCATGGCATCGACCTGATCATCGTGGGCGGCATTGGGG